CTCTATGCCACACAAATGAAGGAAATACAATAATAGAACCTTTTGGTAATATTTCTTTACATTGTATTTTATGTTTCGATTCATCTCGCATATGTGGGTCATAGTTTCTAAAATCAAATTCTAATTCACCACCAGAGTATTCTGATCCATCTGTTAATTGACAAGTCATAGATAGTTTTCGAATTCTTCCATGCTCTGGATTGTTAGGATCTTTTCGATCATATGGTTTATCCCAACCATCACAGTGCCAATCGTAATACTGGTTTAGTTTATATTTTGTAAATTGACAAGACTCAGATCTTTCCCAATCAAAATTCCAACCAGCATTTCTATTTGCATCATGAACAAATGGATGCAATTCTTTATATATCCAAGTATCATTTAGCCATACTAAATCAGAGTTTCTTTTTCTTTTTAAATCCAATACTTCTTNCTTGTTTAATTTTCTGTCACCNTACCCACCAGTTCTTGCCATCTCTTCTTTTTGTGCATTAGCATACTGTATTACTTCATCACAAAATTTAGGTGTTAATGCTGATTTAAAATACCAATAATAATTAGATATATTCATAATTTAAATTTATCACCATTCTCGCTTCTGTGTTTGTTTGTAATATGGCTCGATGCCTTTCATATGCATCAAAAACAACCATTGTATTTTTTACAGATTTAACTTTTTTGTTTTTAAATTCTGTGGCTCCATTGTTAGTATTTACATAATATATAGCTGTTTTGTGTTTTAAATTTATTGTAAATTCATCACAATGCCATTTGCATTTCATAGGTCTTCTTAAACATAAATTAGCTCTAATATTTAAAATATTTTTAATTTTTAATTTATCTACAATAGGTTTAATTAAATCAAAATCTTTTGAATTAACATGATTGTTTTCATAAAAAGAATGAAACATATAAGATTTATTTATTTTTGTAGTTGTGTTTTCTGAATAGTACCAAGGAAAATTTCCACTTAAAAAATAATTTTCTATTTCATCAGCTTTATTTTTATCTATAAAATTTTTATATATATTCATAAGTTATAGTTTGAATAAAATTCAAACTGTCTTTTTGATTATTCGTAATGTAATACATATTTGTAGATGGAAACATGATAAATTGATTATTAGTTAATGGTATATCCCAAGATCTACCTTTTCTTCTGTTATCTTCATAATGTATTCGAACCCAACACTTATCAACTTGAACACCGTACAATAATGTAAAATCTGGTGAGTTTCTAAGATCAACTGGATCTACATCCAATAATGGTTTTGATATTTGATTTGGTTTGTAAATATCACCCCAAGAATTTTTATTAACAAGACTAATACCATACTCAAGACCAATATGATCTCGAATATAAGTATTTAACATATCCCAAGTTCTTGAAAATGGAAATTCTTTATTAGTAAAGGATGCTTGTAAAATATCCCCTGATAATTTATCTCGGTCTATCTCAAAACCTTTAGGCATAGCAATATCACCATAATATAAAGCTTGCTCTGTTAAAATTTTCTTTTGCATACTTTTAATACTCATACAATATTCCTTTATATTTTTCCACTATATATTTTGGTAATTTTATTTCTTTATAACCAAAGTTTTTTACTTTTCCTAAATGTAGCTTGTGCATATCTGCTCCTATCACAGAATCATCATATTTTATATTATTTACAGAAAATTGATCTTTTACAAAAAAAGAATGTTTGTATTTTGGTATATTCAAAAATGTGTATATTTTATTAATTATTTTATTAGGACTGTTTACAAAATCTTCATATTTTACAAACAATACATTTTTTTTATTTTGTAAATTTTTATAGGTGTACAAAGACCAATCAAGAAAATCTCCTTTTTTTGTTATTAATTCAATCTTTTCTTCTTCTTCACTTCTTGTTAAAGTGGTTTTATCTAGTTTATTATATTCCTGATTTATGTAAAAATTAGGGTAATCTCTACATAATTTTACATATGATTTTATTACATCTATTGGATTTCTTAATAAAAATATTAGTTTAAATTCGTTAGGACAATATTTTTTCATAATACTGTAATTGAAAGGGGTACCCCATTCACCTCTATCTATAATGTATGGTTGTTTCCAATGATTATAAAAATTAAGAACTAATTCTTTTTTAATGTTATCAATAGATTTTTCATTTTTAAAATTATTGAAGGTGTATGTATTTTTTATAGTTTCTAAATTAAAGAAACAATCAACTAAATTAGAATGTCCAGATACAGCTATATTTTTATTTTGATTTAAAATAGCTGAAATAATTGTGTTTCCAGCTCTAGGAAATCCAGATAAAAAATATATTTTCTTTTTTAGACCACCACCCATTTAAAAAATTAATTATTGAGCAACCCAAGCAGTTCCGTTCCAATCATATGTTGCAGTATCAGAATGATCCGTTCCATCTACATTTATTTTTGTGCCTTCCCAACCTTTTGTATTATCAGCTTGGTAAGCAGTTTCATTCCATGTAATAGACCAGTTCCATACTACAGGATCTGCGCCATCATCAGTTACTGATGGATAAGTTATAGGTGCTTGCCATGATGCAGTTGAAGTATTTTTAGTCCAAGATGCATGTGGTTTTTTAGGCCAGAAGATTTCATTATCTTCGTCCCAAGTGTAACCTATACCTGCGTAGTTTCCTCTGAATGGAGTTCCCTCATTTTTATGTTGGTTGCCAGATGTATTGTAAGATGTTTGAATCCACATTTGTGCAGGCCAATTATTGTGTTGTTCTAAATATTGTTGACCTACTGCTTCATCCTCAACACCATCAGCATTTAACATATCTTTGTTATCCAGTGTTAATACTTGAATAACTTTTCCGTTTGCTCCTAGTTTTGCAAAATGTGCCATAATTAACTCCTATTATATATTACAAATTTAATTCATTCAACTACTGAAATCTATACCTTATAACCACTACTCCAGCTGCTCCATTACCACCCCCAGTAGCTCCACCTTGACCACCACCGCCACCGCCAGATCCTCTATTTGCATCTGATGCGTTAGTTCCAGGGCCTGGAGATCCAGGTCTTCCACCAGATCCAGCTCCAGCTCCACCTCCAGATCCTCCTGCAGGCGGTCCTGAACTTCCACCACCTCCGCCACCAGCATAAGATTTTGGAGATCCATCAATACTTGAACATACACTTGATCCACCATTTCCAGCTGCACCATTAGGTACTGCATCTGCTCCAGCAGCACCTGCACCACCACCACCGCCACCTGAGTAGTGGGGACTACCAGAACCTAATCCACCATTAGTTCCTTGAGCAGGAGATGAGGGAGGAGTATTTCCTATTCCTCTATTTGGTTCAGATCTATATTGCCAAGGTGAACCTCCTCCAGATCCTCCTGGACCTCCATTTTGGTGAGGAGCTGGTGAATTTGGAGAACCTCCTAATCCACCACCTGCTGATGTAATTGTACTAAAATTTGAGTTTGAACCATTACCCGCACCTGGAGGTGAAGGACTAGGTGCTCCTGGACCTGCTGCTCCAACTGTAATTGGATAACCTTGTGCTGTAACTGGTAACGCTGAAACACTACCTACTAGAGGTGATGGACCTGCTGAATAACAACCAGATGCTGTTCCATCAGATGCTCTCCATCCTCCAGCTCCACCTCCACCAGCTCCACCGCCAGGAACTCTTGATCCACCTCCACCACCACCGCCTGCGATAACCATGTAATCTACTGTATTTGAACCAGAAGGATTTCCAGCACAAGTGACTGTAAAAGTGCCTGGACCTGTAAAAGTGTGAACTTTAAAATTTGTGCAAACTGTAGTAATAGTTCCACCTGTTGCAGTTACAAACTGAGGTACAATAACAAAAGATGTATCATTTGAATTTACAACAACCCAACCTTGAGTGCTGTCAACATAAACAAATGTAGCTGTTTGTCTGTTTGTAGTTATCTCACCATTATTAGTTGAACTTTCAAACTTTGATCCGTTTCTATCAATTGTAATCGTATTACTTGCTGCTGTTCCAGCGTAATCTGCTACGGCTACAATATCTCCAGCAGATGGTGAAGCAGGGAGCGTCACTGTTACAGCTCCACTTGTAGTATTAACAAAATATCCTTCTCCACTTGCAGCTGTAAAGTTTGCTGTTTTAATTGATCCTGTCTGCCAATCAACTGTTCCCGTTCTACCAAAACCCGTCTGACTTGCTCCACTAGCTAACGTAACTGTATCTCCTGATGCGCCTAATGTAATTGTTGTTCCTGATTGACTAATAATACTTCCGCCATCAGTTGCTTTTAAAGCGTTTGATTTTAAATCTCCATTAACAGTTACTGGAACACCTGCTGAAACAGATACTGAATCACCAGAATCTCCAACAGTTACTGTCCCACAATTTGTTCTTGGACTAATTTTATTTACTTTTACTTCACTCATAATTTACCTATTGAAACTTGTACCTTATTATTACTATACCTGAACCACCATTTGCACCACCTCCACCATAAGTTGGACCTAATGGACTGTGTCCTGCTGATTGTGCAGCACCACCGCCACCACCACCACCTCTATTGGTTGTACCATTTTTACCAGGAGAATTTGTAGGATTTTGTGTTCCTCCACCTCCAGCTCCGCCAGGATTACCTGTACCACCAGATGAAGCTGCACCTCCCCCTGTACTACCTCCACCGCCACCACCCGCATAAGCTACAGGGCTTGCAGAAATACATGATGTTACGCCAGCACCACCATTACCTCCAACTAGTGGAGTACCTGGAGTAGGATTACAGGAACTATTACTTCCAACAGCTCCAGCTCCGCCACCACCTCCACCACCACCATCTATACCTGATGCAGAACCAAATCCAACACCGCCATTATTACCTTGAGGTGGATTTACAGGTGGAGTATTTCCTGAACCTATAGTTCCACCAGCATTACTTCTAGCACTTCCACCTCCTGAACCACCATTTTTTCCAGGGTTTAAACTATTTGATGAAGCTCCAACACCACCACCTGTTGATGTAATTGTTGAAAAAACTGAATTTG